TTAATCGCAGAAAACAAAGAGAAGGCGATTGATGCTATCTTTGGTGAAGATGTACAATCGGCAATAGAAAACTTTGCAAGTGCTTATGCTTCTATGTTTGACGCTGGAAAAGATAGTGCGAAGACGGCAAAAGACTTCGTTACTGACATGATAAAAAAGATGGTTATGGAAGCCATAAAGGGAAGCATAGAGACAAGTAAGTTTATGGAGAATTTCCGCAACCAGATGATGGAATTCATGAAGAGCGGTGGGATGATAGATGCGTACGAGCAGGCAATACTTGAAGAGATGGCAGAAAAAGAGCTCGCTCGTCTTGAAAGAGAATTCGGGTGGGCTGGAAAGTATTTTAAAGGTGCTGGTGAAACACAGGGGGCAGCTACTTATGGAGCATATGAAAAGATTACACAGGAACAGGCAAGCTCGATAGATGGCAAGCTGAATGGTATTCAAATGAGTGCGATAACGATTTCCGATACAAGCAAAAGTATCAAATCGGTTGCTGATGAGACGTATAAATTAATATTTTTACAAGTATCTCATTTAGAGAGCATTAAAAAGAATACTGCTTTGCTGGTTGAAACGAATGAGAGATTAGACAAAATTGTAAAAAATACAAGTAATTTATGAAAGTGATTGATGATGCTATAAAGAAGGGTGCTTGCAACAAAACAGTTAATGTGAAGTCAGAAGAGGAACTCGTTAAGTTGTTTTTTAGTCCGCAGGGGAGGGAATTTTGTATAGAGCACAACTTTCCATCCTTAGAGTGGTTTAGTGAGAGAGATTTCGAGAAATATAATATATTTGTAAACAAGGAAAACGTGATAGCGAAGAACAAAAATATAGCTCTAATAAATTCTCATGGAGAGTTGGAATTTACAGAAGGTTATCATGTAGTAATTTTAATGCACGGAGCTACGGCTAATATTCGTAAAAGCTGGGTTGCGTGCGTAACAGTAGAAGGGGAGGGTGCAACATGGTTGGACAACTGACAATAAATGGAAAGGATGCATATCAAACGTGGGGTATAACGATGGATGAGACATCTCTTTCATCGCTGATGACACCTCCACCTATTAAGGATTTTACCGAAAACAAGTCGAGGACGGAAAATGGTAAAAGGGTAAGTGTAAAGAATCCAAAACTAGACGAACGAAGTTTACAGTTATCGATAAACATTACTGCACCAGACAGAGCGACTTTTTTAAGCAGGTATAATTCATTTTGCCAGGAATTAGCCACAGGACGGTTGAATATAAAAACAATATTCACAGGCAACACGGTGTATAAAACAATCTATAAAGATTG